ACCATTTAAAATTATCAAATGATATATCCATAGAATCTTGAAAACGATTTTCAAATGTAACTCTAGGTGGTATATCTAAATTTGCGGCTACATCACTATTAGCTTCTAACCAATGAAATATCTTTTCTCGTATAGTGCCGTCCCATTTAAGAGCGCCAGTAGCAATTTGGAATCCTCCTGAGTCGCCGAATACAAATGTACCATCATCTAAGCCTAACTGATCTCGAAAATCCATTTTCTTGTAATGATGCCCTGCAGTAACTAAAAAATATGGATGTCGCCATTCTTCGGGATATTCTTTCGAAAAGAATCGCATTGTAGTGCCATCTTCAAATTTAGTATCTTTCTTAAAAGCTGACACCATGCTACCTGCAGATAGTGACGGTATATATAAAAACTCTTTTCTATCCATTTTGCTCCTGTTCTAATAAATGTTTGCAATATGCTTCTTCATGCCACACATTGATTTCTTTGTCAAAGTCATTTGCTATGATATAACCTTCCATTCGACGACCTAAATCCGATACAAGTGGAAATCTCATGGTTTGAAAGTTATTTCCTTTTGCAATAACATGATCAAATGTTTTTAAACAGTCATTGACATCAAATGGTTGATATAATTTGTCTTGTGGTATAAATTCTGGAAATGATCTAAAATTTGGATATACAACATCACAACCAAATAAAGTAGCCTCCAATATAGTCCATGACACATAGTCTTGAAGAGCCGAATTAAATTGTATTCGAGCTGTGGATAATTGCTCGTAATATTCTTGTTTAGTCAAGTTATGCATACAAACAAATCTAGGCTCTCGTTTTTCTAATTCATACATGGCTCCAATTACTCCGGGTACTGAAGATCTAAACTCTTTACCAGATGTGGTAACGTGCCAGCACCAACCTGGATTATCTGCTAAAAATGCTTCTGCTACTTCCAACATGAAAAATGGATTTTTTTCTTTGTCTAATCTGCTTGAATACACCACAATATTTTTTCTGGAATCTAATGGATGATAATTTGGATTCTTTTGTAGTGCCATTTCCGCATGTAAAGGAAGTGACACAACATGAATAGGTGCTTCAAATCCTGCTTGTCTGAGTTGTTCTTTGTGAATAGTAGAACCTACAAATATTCCTGTCATTCGTTTGTCTAATCCTAATTCAAACCCTCGCATCCAAGAACGCATCGGATACACAAAGTCATATTCGTCTACACTTTGTGCGTGAAGCATCGAATAAAATTTCAAATCAATACCATACAAGTCGATTGCATATAATATAGACTCAATACCCGGATGCCAATAGTCTTGGAGAAATACAATATCACCATCGTTTACTTCTCCACGATTAAGCATATCTAAAAAGTTAGCACATTGACTCATTGCAAATTTGCCTCTGCCTACTGCATCTAATACTACTCCAATCTTTATTTGCTGATCAGGGTCGAAGTCTCCTTCAATATCTACGAATTCTAAACGATCTGCATATGGCTCAAAAGTAGCCGGCATCCATTCTTTTGATAGCTGATATGTATATCTAGCTTTTAGTGGCTCTAAACCGAAATAAAATAACTTTCTCATCTTTCTATTATTGCTCCGTTTTCCCAATCTTCCCATACTTCTACTTTATATAAATTAAGGTTTGCTTCTAGAATATATTCTGCTATGTCTTCACAGCTCATTCGACCAAATTCTAATATATTACCGCCAAACATACCTCTTAATTGTTTTTTTATTCTTCTTTGCATTAAGATAAACTCTTCATCTCTGTCAGAATGCGTTACATAAGCATAACATCGAAACCCAAACTGATGTCTGTGTCTGTCTGATAAAAATCCTACTTCTGGAAACACTTCTTTAGCTTCTGGCCAACAATGGAATCCTTCCATGCTAAATGATACTACTACGCTTGTTTTCATACTTCTTCGTCAAATTTATAGTTATCTGGCTTAATTTCCATCATGTTGCATTTAGTAACCTGATGAACTCGATACCAACCAGCATCTATTGACAATGTGTCAGTATCTTTTAACATTTCAAGATATACGTCACTAATTCTATAGATAACATGGCATCTATTAAATAGATCTGGTTTTATAGTATTAACCGTTTCATTACTGGCTTCAATAGTAACTACACAATTAGAATTATCTAGAATCCATCTAATAGTCGAAAGATATGTTTCATCTGTCATTGACTTTTTCATGTATTCAATGGTAAAATAATAATGTGGATAATTTTTAAGATTAATTATATCCAACCCATATGTTTCTTTTTTTGACTCATCTAAATCTCTAACAAAATAAGTCATCATATCTGAATATCTACCTTCTACTTCTCTACCGCGCCATTGATCTTTTCCGTACATATAACTTTTTTATTTATTATAATAAATTTATTCTTATTTTCCAAAAGAAAAGAATTTATTCACTGTATTATTTTCTGGTAATTTGCCCCAATTCATTGCAGCATAAAAATCATCTATTTTACCTTGAAGATCTCGTTCGAACATTTTGTCACGATCAATATACATGTTAACAAATTCAACTAATTCGGGCGGATCTTCATATCCACGAAGTGCCATGGTATCAAATCCATATGGATTATTTTTAAGATATCCCCATTTAACCTTTTCGCCATTTTTAATTTCAGTAACATCAGTTTTTAGTTGTGTTAACATGTCATTAAAATTTATTGCAGATTTAACATGGGCAGGAGTTCCTGACATATATCCGGTAAATGGTTTTCTGGCTTTTGTGTATTTAGAAACCTCTTTGACACCAGAATTTTTCATTACGTCTAATACATTGGATTTTTGTATAGATCGTTTAAAGTTAAATATAACATCAGAAGTATCTGTCTTGCTTTTTTCTTTTAACACACACCACAAAGTTTCTTTCATTATCTTTTTGAAATCCGTCGGAAAACTACTTCGAACCACATCTAAACCTTTAATATCCATTTTATCCGTAGGTTTGCCTTCTTTGAATATGACCCATTGAGCATATCTCTTTTTTGCTATCCAAAGACCAGATTTAGCAACATATTCTTGTTTAATCTGAAACTGATGCTCTTTTGTGTTGTGAAAATGCACAGCATATTGATCATACATGGTGTTCACATACTTTTGTATTTCTAATGCTACTTCATTTGTCTTTTCAATCATGAACTGTTCGTCAGTTTCATCATATCCAGGATAACGTTTTTCTATGAGTGGTAGTGAACTAACAAATGTAGAATCTGTGTCTGTATAAAAACTAAATTCTGCTTTGTTACCATTTGCATTAATAAAATAATCTTTTCCAGTTTCTTTAGCATAATATGCATTGATTGCTTTTGCAGAAAATTTAATTACACTTTGACCTGTAGCTGTAATAGCACCTGCATTGTCTAAGTCGTGGAATCGAAAAGTTTTAAGTCCTAATACTCCATAAAATGAATTCAGTAACACTTTTTGTGTTAGTTGCAATGCATCATAAAATTTATAGTCTTCTGAGCCGACTTCGTATTCATCTCGCTTGTTTTTATATTCAACACGCTCAATAAACCATTTTTTAAGAATAGCTGGCAAGAATCCAATTCTAGATGTATCATATACCGCTCCATTACTTGCAACTGTATATTTATTGTCTTGCAACCATTGTTTAACGTCTGGTATAGTTTGATTGTTAATTATAACAGATACTGCATCAGATTGTAATAAATATTCTTGATTCCAATTTTCAATAACTCCAATTTTAGTTTCTGGAGATATGTTCAAACTCATAATGATACTAGGATATAGTGAAGTTAAATCTAAATCATATATCCATTTATATAATCCAGGTATTGGGGGCATTACATATGCTCCTGCCAATGAATCTTGTTTTTCTTCTTCAATAAATCTAAATTGTTTATTCGGGGCAACATATCCATTACGCTTCAGGTCTACAATAGCTGCGCCATCTAGATATTTAGATGCATAATATACATCTTCATATGGAACATGACCTTTATGACATATAGTTCTGGCTAAATTAATAAGTTGCAGTTTTTCGTCTAACTCATATACCAAGTCGACATCAGTCATGTTATAATAAGCAAACTTGTGAATATCTTGTTCAAATAACATATCCAAATCGCCATCATATTCAACTTTACCTTTATTGAGCTCAGTTTTACCAACAGTGTCTAATCGATAATTAGGAAGTTCTGTGTATGTGAAGTTTTTATATAATTTGATGTAATCTAAACTAGATACTCCAAATATCTTCCATTTTTTGCTTTTAGGATTTTGTGTAACAATACCGGCCGGCGAAAATTTCTTGATAGACTGATTGCCTAATACTTTTTTACATCTGCCTAATAAATACGGAATATCATAACCATCAGTATTCCATCCGGTTATAACAGTAGGTTGTATTTCTGCAAATGCGTTTATGAATCTGGTAAGTAAGTCTTTTTCACTGCGAAATATTTCCAATGTATAATCATCGCCTTGTATAACACTGTCTTTGATGCGTTTACGTTCATCTAATATAAGTACTCTGCGATCATTACCACTTTTATCATAGTATGCAATGGATGTTATAGCCGTTCTTACATCCTCTATAGTACTATATCCATCGGCGTCTTTTGCTGTTTCAATATCAAAGAAAAAGTCTCTATGACCTTTAGAAACAGTGTCATCTTCATAGTATAAATCTATTAAAGTGCGAACTTCTTCGTTTAAGTCAGATTCATAAGCTTCTGGGTTGTCTCGATGATTTCCAGAAACTTTGTCTAATCTAACACCATCTAATGTTTTATATTGACCAGTTTCAGAAGGCAAATATCCGTATGATTGAAATGGAAACTTTTGATGTCCTAATTCATCATCCCACACGTGCATTATACCTGCTCGTTTGTCGTAACCTATTGCTTGATATGCCATTTAATTTTTTGTAGTTTTACATATATTCCATATGCCGTAAATATTAATTGCAATAATAACGAAACTTAACGCCATATGACTTATATTATATATTAAAAAATCATATATTACCCAACCAATATCTCCAATAATCCACGTTATCATAGCATATCTGGATAGTTTTTGAGCATTAAGTATATAACCAAATAACACCAATACAGTGCTAATCCATCCTAATGCCTCAATCATTTACTATTGCAATTTCTGATTCCCTTACCAATACAAATTGTTTGTCATCTAATACAATTTCTTTGTTTTCGCCTAAGTTAGATTTATACACATAAACAGTATCTCCAACTTTAACTGTCATTGGAATACGAGCTCCTGTCTGAGTAAACAATCCATCTCCAATTGCTACTACTTCGCCTAAAACAAATGCCATGTCTCGATCTACGAGTATGATTCCTGATTTAGTTTTTTCAGATTTTTTTTCTACTTTTAGCAATACTTGATCGCCTATAGGTTTCCAATTCATAACTTGTTCCTTTTCTATTTATATATGTATGTTACTTTTAAATCTTTGTATGTTGCTGTGCTATACCAATACATTATACACCCCTTTCTGTGTCATATGCAATTATATGATCTCTTCCGGTCATGTTATAACCATGTTCTGCTACCATTTCGAATACTAGCGGATACATTTTAATTAATTCAGATCTAGTATCTCCAGCTGGCATCACAAATGTTTTATCCTTTGGAATATTGTGTCTAACTCTAAATTCTTCTATTTCTTTTAAGTTTTCTTCGGTGCCATCCCAAACAGGCTTATAATGATAGTCATGATGATATTTTAATGTTTTTTCAATAGCATCGTGATTAAGACGAAGTTTATTGTGTTGTTTGACCATTCGCTCGTCTACTATTTTACCAGATGGTGTTTTAGTTCCTACTACGGGCACACTATTGCTAAATTTAGGGGACAATGAAACTACGTCAAATCGTCTTGGTGTTTCAATGAAGTGACTACCTTCAGTTTCTACTGTAGTTATAATGCCCCTATCAAAAGCAAATCTTGTCAATTCATTCATTAAAGCTGGATGCATAGTAGGTGATCCGCCAGTAATCATCATTT